GCGGGCGTTCAAGCTATCGACGGTTTCGCGGTGCCAGCGGGTTCGCGGGTGCTGGTTAAAGATCAAGTTCAGGCAAAGGACAACGGGCTGTACCTGGTCAGCGCTGATTCGTGGGTGCGCACGGTTGATGCGGACACCAGCGATAAGGTTACGCCTGGTTTGCTTGTCACGGTCGAGCGGGGTACCGCCAATGCCGACACTGTCTGGCAACTGATCACCGATGGCCCCATTATTCTCGGGACAACACCTCTAGCCTTTCAATGGACTGCAGGGCAAAACGTTCCAACGCCGCCCATTGATGACAGGTCCAAACGTAGCGCCAATACCGAGTCTGTACGGGCTCAAATCGAAAGCCCCAAGCAGGCGTTTCCTGTGCACGTCTTTCGGAGAAACCGACTGATCAATGGCGCCTTTCAGGTCTGGCAGAGGGGTAAGTCTGGCGTTATTGGCAAAGCCAACGGTGATCCGGAAAGTGCGTTTGGCCCGGACCGATGGATGATTTACAGCCCTAAAAACGCTGTATGTAATTGGAGCCAACTCCCCGTTGAAAGGGATGCCAATATCAGCGAGGCGAAATTCGGCCTACGACTCTCACGGCAAGGTGAAGGCCAGGGTTGGAATCTTAGTCAGCGCATCGAGAACGTCGAAACGCTAGCCGGTGGAAAGGTCACTGTTTCGTTTTATATGAAAACCAGTGTGCCACATACCTGCGCTGTGATTCTCAGACAGAACTTCGGGGTGAACTCAACCGAGCCTAACGTCGATGTGGGTACCTCGGTGGAACTGACAACGGTCTATAAAAAATACGTTGTCACTCTCGACTTGGGCGCCGTGGTGAACAAGAACAAGGGCGTTGCCAACGACTTCCTGGAACTTATCTTTGCCAGTTGGGGAACGGGTGCGCACTACACCGACATTACCAATGTCCAAATTGAGGCTGGCAGTGTTGCGACTCCATATGACTACCGGACCTACCAAGAAGAACACCGTGCCTGCCTGCGCTATTTTGAAAAGTCGTTCCTGCAGGATCACCCCCTTCAATCGAATAATGGTCCATCGACCTGCATAGCGAGCTTCACACAAGCAGCGGCTGCACAATCATCGCAGTCAGCTTTGCGTATGGACTTTCGGGAAATCAAACGTGTTGTTCCCACCTTGAGGTTGTTCTCGCCTGGTGAGCAAACATCGGAAATATGGGCGCAATCCATCGGCAAGCCATGCACGCAGACCAATATTCAAAGCCTGTGGGCGACGGGGTTTGCGTTGTCGTGCGTGCCGCCAAGCGGATCTGGTCCAGGGTTCACGCTTCAAATCGAGTGGACGGCAGATGCTGAACTTTAAAGGTGGTCTATATGGATAATCTTCAATACAAACATAGTCCGGCGGGTGTGCGGCGCCTGCCTGATAACGTGTTTATCCCCAATGATGTAGGTAATAAAGATTGGGTCGCATACATGGATTGGGTGGCTGATGGCGGCCAGACATTGCCGCTGTCGACCGCTGATGATGACGCCAATGCCGAACGCCGCTGGCGTGACGGTGAGCTGGAATCGGTCAAATGGTTGCGCGAGCGTCACCGTGATGAGGTCGAGTTAGGCAGTTCGACGTCATTGTCCACGGATGAATATGGTGAGCTGCTGGCGTATATGCAGCTGCTGCGCGACTGGCCTCAATCATCGAAGTTTCCGGTTCAGAAATACAGACCCAAAAAACCAAGCTGGATCGCCGTTCAAACCCAATAACGCCCCGTACTGTCAGGGCGTTTTGCATTCCGCCACACGTAATACCTACACCCTCCCGGCCTCGCTTATGCGGGGCTTTTTCGTTTCTGGAGCACTAGCTTTATGAGTTTCTTTCACGGCGTTACTACGACTGATGTCAAGACAGGCGCGCGCACTATCTCCTTGCCATCGTCTTCTATCATCGGACTTTGCGACACCTTCACCCCAGGCGTCCTCGGCGGCGGTACCGCCAAGGCAGGCGAGCTCAAGTTGATCACCACCGAGCGCGAGGCAATTGCTGCCTTCGGCGTCGACTCGGCGATCACCAGGGCTTGTAAAGCGATCTACACGAAGGCCAAGGCGGTGATCGTTGCCATTGGCGTTCCGAAGCTCGAAGACGCGGCGCTGCAAACCTCGGCGATCATTGGCGGCGTTCTGGCCTCGGGTCAGCGTACCGGGCTACAAGCCTTGCTCGATGGTAAAAGCCTGTACAACGCGCAGCCGCGGCTGTTGATTGCGCCGGGTCACACGGCCACTCAGGCTGTCGCCACCGCGCTTGATGGCCTGGCGCAGAAGCTGCGGGCAATCGGCATTCTTGATGGTCCTGGCACCACGGATGAGGCAGCGATGCTTTATGCCGATAATTTTGGCAGTCGCAACCTGTTCATGGTCGATCCGGGCGTTCAGTACTGGGACACCGAGTCCAGCAAGACAGTTGATGCGCCGGCCTCCGCCTGGGCGGCGGGGCTGTTCGCCTGGACCGATGCTGAATACGGCTTCTGGGCTTCGCCGTCTAACAAAGAGTTCACCGGTCTCACTGGTACGACCCGAGCTGTCGAGTACCTGGACGGCGACGAGACGTGCCGGGCCAACCTGCTGAACAACGCCAACATCGCGACGATCATTCGCGACGACGGCTATCGCTTGTGGGGGAACCGCACGCTGTCGAGCGATCCGAAGTGGGCATTCGTCACGCGCGTTCGCACGCTGTTCATCCTTATGGATGCCGTGCAGGCCGGCCATAAATGGGCTGTTGACCGCTCGATCACCAAGACCTACGTCAAGGACGTGACGGATGGGCTGGATGCGTTCATGCGCGACCTTAAAGCCCAGGGCGCGATTATCAATTTTGAGGTGTTCCCGGACACCGAGCTGAACACTGCCAGCCAGATCGCCCAGGGCAAAGTTTATTGGCGCATCCGCTTCACCGACGTGCCGCCGGCAGAAAACCCGAATTTCCTTTTCGAAGTCACCGATCAGTGGATGACCGAAGTTCTTGAAGCAGCCTAAGGGGCCTAGTTAATGATTCCTCAAACTTTGTTTAACACGAACCTGTTTGTCGACGGCGTCAACTTCGCCGGTGACGTGCCAAGTCTTACGCTGCCTAAGCTGACCACCAAGAACGATGATTATCGTGCTGGCGGCATGGCAGGTTCAATTGAGATGGACCAAGGCTTGGAAAAAATGGAGGCGTCCTTTGTTACCAAGGGCGTGCGACGTGAGTCGTTGAAATACTTCGGTCTGGCCGATGGCACCGCTTTCAATGCGACGTTCCGGGGCGCGTTCAGGGGCCAGAAAGGGGCTGTCACGGCCGTCGTCGCCACCCTGCGTGGTCGCCTTAAAGAACTGGACCTGGGCGACTGGAAAGCCGGTGACCCCGCCGAGATCAAGCACGCCGTGGCGGTCGCTTACTACAAGCTCGAAATCGATGGGCGCCTCATGTACGAAATCGACATGGTCGCCGGTGTTCAGGTGATCGACGGCAAAGACCAACTCCTTGAAGTGCGCACCGCACTCGGCATGTAAGGGAATAGATCCAAATGAATAAAGCAACGTCTAAAGCAGTACCGGCTTGGCTATCACTCACTGCGCTTGCAGCCGTGGTAACGCTCACTCGACCTACCAATGCCAACGGCGTGCTGGTCGAAACATTGACCTTGCGGGCCCCGCTGGTACGGGAAGTGCGGGCAGCCGACCGCGCTTCTAGCGGCGACGAAGAACAGCGAGAGCTGATGTTGTTTGCTGGTTTGGCTGAGGTGGGAGTTAAGGATCTTGAGGGCCTGAAGCTGGCGGACTACCGCCGTGTTCAAGCCGCTTATGCGCACTTGGTGCCTGATACCGACTATTCGGAGTCAATGCCGTCGTGGCTGTCGGTCAATACTGATCGCGTCCAGGTCACCCTGACCTGCCCGAGCGTAATCAATGGGGTATCAGTTGATACCCTGGCCCTGCGCTCCCCAACAGTGGGCGATGTGCGCGCCGCTAATCGTGACGCGGGCGCGGACGACGAACAGCGGGAGCTGATTTTGTTTGCTGCGCTTGCCGGTGCGCCTGTCGCGGATCTGGAGGGCCTGAAGCTGGTGGATTTTAATCGCCTGCAGGCCGGCTATTTTCGTCTGGACCAAGACGACGGGGTTTAACCCTCACGTCATAAAGATGGCCGCGAAACGTCTGGCAGCGGAAACAGGATTTTCCGCTGCTGAGATTTTGTCGATGCCGTTTGCAGAAATGGTTTGGTGGCTCACGGACTGAGCCGCCTTCGATAAGGCTATCCAAATAAGGGCCATGACATGGCGAACAAAATTGCCCTCGGGCTGGTGATCGGCGGCGCCGTCAGTTCGACAGTCGGTGCCGCGTTTAAAGATGTAACGGGGCGCATCAAGCGTCTTGAGGCGGAAGGCAACAAGGCGCGTGTCCTGCAGCGCACTATCGGTGACACCATTCGCCTGCGCGACGAGTGGAAGAAAGCCCACGACAGCGGATCAGAGGGCGCGTCCAAGTTGTTGGGCCGGTTGAACTCCAACCTCGATAGTTTGAAAAAACAGGGAATCGAAGTCGGCCGCCTGGAGAAAGCCTATCGCTCTATGGGTCAGACCGCCATCAAGGCCGAGCTCAAAGCCAAGGGGCATCAGCAGATCGATGCTGGCAGGACTGGCATGAAAAGCGCTGTCGGCGCCGCTGTCGTTGGCGTAGGTGTGCTGGCAGTTCCAACGAAGGTCAGCGCTGACTTTGGCGCCATTGTTCGTGACATCGCGATCAAGGCCGGCATTGCCAACAAACCGCAAGAGCAGGAGATGTCGCGCAAGATCATTGATACATCGCGCGACACGGGCATGGCGCGTAACGATGTAGCCGATGTGGTTAACCAATTGGTTGGCGCAGGCATGGATTTGAGCAAGGCCCTGGAATATGCGCCAGTTGCGGCCAAGTTCGTCGTGGGGCAAGGGTCGAGCGGTGTTGATACAGCAAAGATGATCAACGCGCTGGGGCAGAATGCCAAGATCACAGATCCTAGGCAGATGCAGCAGGCCCTGGAAGCGATTGCCTACCAAGGGCAGGCCGGTAGCTTTGAAGCGGCCGACATGGCTAAGTGGTTTCCTGAGCTGTTGGCGAACATGGGCAGCCTCGGCATTACCGGCATGGATGCGGTTACACAGTTGGGTGCCATGCTGCAAGTGCAGATGAAATCTGCCGGCGGCGCCGATGAAGCGGCAAATAATCTCAAGAACTGGATGGGAAAAATCGGCTCTGGCGACACCGTCAAGGCGTATGCAAAGGCTGGTATTGACTACAAAGGGTCGATGCAGACCGGTTTGCAAAACGGTATGTCCACTCTTGAAACCAGTATGTCTCTGGCTCAGAAGTACATTCAGGCCACGGATCCGAAGCGCGCGGCGGCGATGGCTGAGGCGACGGCGAAGATCAGCAAGGAATCCGACCCGGAGAAAGCCAAGGCCATGATGGCCTCGCTGGAAGAGTCACTGCGTACCGGTGACCTGTTCGCTGACATGCAGGTAAAGGCTGCGCTTTCTGCCTATATGCAGAACAAGGCGCTGTACAGCCAGCTTAAAAACGAATCGCGCGATGCAACGGGCATTCTCGACAAAAACCTCAGTGAGCGACGTGAGGCTTCTTCGCAGAAGTGGGCCGAAATGGCCCAGTCAATGGATGACGCCATGCGCAGCGTCGGGGACGCCCTGCGCCCGGTAACAGACACCGTGGCGGAAGGACTGACCAAAGTCACCAGGGGTATTACCTCGCTGTCTGACAGCGCACCAGGTGTGGTGACGGGCATCGCGGCGGTCGGTGGAGGGCTTGTTGCGCTCAAGGGGCTGCTCAGTTCGTTCAAAATCGCTAAAGGTTTGCTCAACGTCGCGCGGGGATCGTTGGGTGGCAAATCCGGCGAAGTGCAAAAGGTCTTTGTGACTAACTCCAAGGAGGGCGCAGGGGGCGTTGGAAAGGGCGGCGAAGCAAAAGGCAAGACCGGCAAGGCCCTGTCGTTAGTTGAGACTGGGCTCAAGACAATAGCCGCTCTCAAGGGTGAATCGGTTGATGGTGAGGGAAAGGATGAGAGTAAGACCGGTAAGCTAGACATCGTCGCGACTGGCCTCAAAGTGGTTTCGCTGGCTAAAGAAGCGGTATCTGACGATGACGGCGCGATAGGTGAAGAGGCTGCGGCGATTGGCGACGGCGTCCAAAAGGTCTTCGTCGTTAACTTGAGTAAAATGGGGCCTGCTGGGGGGCCAGGTGAAGCCCGCCGTCGTGGTCGAAGTTCAAGACGTAATATCCCGCGACGTCGGCCGACCTCGCTGCGTGCTCGGATGCCGGCGCCGCGTCCGCCGGTACCACGGCCTGCCATACCGGCTCCGCGTCCGCCGCTGCCACGGCCTGCAGCAGCGGCACCGCGTCCGCCATTGCCACGGCCTGCAGCAGCGGCACCGCGTCCGCCACTGCCACGGCCTGCAGCAGCGGCACCGCGTCCGCCACTGCCACGGCCTGCAGCACTGGCACCGCGTCCGCCGGTACCACGGCCTGCAGCAGCGGCTCCGCGTCCGCCGCTGACACGGCCTGCAGCAGCGGCTCCGCGTCCGCCGCTGACACGGCCCGCAGCAGCGGCTCCGCGTCCGCCGCTGCCACGGCCTGCAGCAGCGGCTCAGCGTCCAGCGCTGCCACGTCCTGCAGCACCGGTCCCGCGCCCGCTTATTCCACCAGTTTCGATTCCAAGCGGGGCGATAGCGAAACTGGGCGGGGTTGTGCAATCGGTCGGTAAGATCGGTAAAGCCGCCAAGGCAATACCTGGTGGCTCGCTCATCGAGGCCGGCGCCATGGCCTTTGACACCTATGAGAATGCTAAGACCAAGGACGAAAAGGCCGAGGGTTATGGCGCTGCCGCTGGCAATCTCGCCGGCACAATGGCCGGTGCTGCAGCAGGAGCGGCTATTGGCTCGGTGGTGCCTATCATTGGCACCGCTATTGGTGGGCTGGTAGGCGCTTACTTAGGGAGCATGGGTGGTTCGGCGCTGGGCGGTGCTGCAGGTAAGTCATGGTTCGGAGGGGAGGACGAAAAGCCCGCGCCACCGGTAACGCCGTTGCTGATGGCGCCTCGACCAGGCCCAGCCATTCCAAGCTTGGCCGCCATGGGCAAGTCATTCAACCGGGCAGACGGTTCGGGTGCATTGCTGATGGCGCCTGCACCGCAAGCGCCGGTACTGGGTGATGTAGCACGCTCACTAGCCGTGTCAGCGCCGACCAAACCGGCGGCTGTAGCGATCCAGCCCAAAGAGCCGGAAAAGCCTGTCCCGGCCAAAGTGGATCAGCAGTTTCAGTACTCGCTGAGTATGCCGGTTACGGTGCAAGGGGATGTGAAAGACCCGCAACGCTTGGCGCAAGACCTCATGCCGCACATGCGGCTAATGATGGCTGATGCGGCGAAACAAAACGCCGCGAAGCTGTACGACGAACCGCACCTGTAAGGAGGGCCTATGGCTTATATGGAACAGATGCAGTCGGGCTTCAAGTACCTGGTTGAAGCCGGGGAGGCTGGTAGACGTAGTGCTGAGGGCATGCTTGGGCCCGTCAACGGTGCAATAAGGGAGATAACGGGTGCAGCGGCCGAGCTGGAAAATATCCCGTTCGTGGGGCCTGCTGTCGGTGCCAAGCTCCAGCGGGTGATGCGCGGCGTGGATGCGGCACAGGCCAAGGCCGGCCAGGTGCTGGCTGTGTACAGTCGTGCGACACGGGGCGCCGCCGAAGTGCAGGAGCGAATGGGGGCGCTGAAGGAGCAGGCTGGAAAAGCTGCGACGGCGATCAACAAGGTCGCCGGAAAGGTCAATCCGTCGTTGGCAAACATCGTGCCCACCAGCGCATTTGCCGTGGATGCCACGCCAGCACCCGAAGCGGTGAAGCCATTTCCGCACCTGCTGATCATCCAGCCCAGGGATCCTAAGATTCAGCCGTACTACTTCAACTTAGATACGGCGGCCTTCGACGAATTGAGTCGCTCGACTGAATTCCGCTGGGCTTCACAGGAGCGACTATCGCGGCGCCCGGCGCAGCAGGCCGTGGGCATGGGCGATGAAAAGCTCACACTCAAAGGTACGATTTACCCAGGCTTCAAAGG